CGGCCCGACGCTGGTCACAGGCGCCGCCCCGGTCTTTGCCACCGGCGCCGCCCGGCTGAACAAGGCCACTGCCGGCACGCTGCTCGACCTGGGCAATCTCGCGCTCGGCCGTGCGGCGGTGATGCGGCAGCGGACGCTGGACGGTCTGCCGATCGCGGTGGGCTCGCAGATGCGCCTGCTGGTCGGGCCGAACCAGGAGCTGGCCGCGCGGCAGCTCACGGTGTCGGTGCAGGCGACGCAGACCAGCAACGCCAATGTCTATGCCGGCTTCGTGCAGCCGCTGGTCGAGCCGATGATCCCCGCCAACCGCTGGTATCTCTTCTCCGATCCCTTCGCGGCGCCGGTCTACGTCTACGGCTACCTCAACGGCGCCGAGGGGCCGCAGGTCACCACCGGCAATGTCCAGGGCGTGGACGGCGTCGAGGTCTCGGTGATCTTCGACTTCGGCGTGGGCGCCATCGACTGGCGCGGCGCCTGGTTCAATCCGGGCACTTGATCCCGGCTCACCGCCTTCCATCGTGAACCCATGCAGAGGGCGCCCCACCGGGCGCCTTCTGCGTTTCTGGAGATCCCATTCCCATGCGCAACTACGTCCAGCCGGGCAACAGCCTGGCTCTCGCCGTCCCCTATGCCGCTGGCGTCACTTCGGGCCAGGGCGTCCTGGTCGGCGCGCTGTTCGGTGTCGCCGCGGTCGATGGCGCGCAGAACGCCGTCATCGAGGCCGCCACCCAGGGTGTCTTCGACATCACCAAGGAGCCCGCGCTCGCCATCACCGCCGGCGCCCGCGTCTTCTGGGACAACACCAACCGGCGCATCACCACCACCGCGACCGGCAATTTCCAGGTGGGCATCGCCAGCCTGGCGGCGCTCGCGGCGGACACCACCGTCCGGGTATGGCTCAACCGCGTGCCGGCGATCGGCACGTGAGCGCCGCCACCAGGGCAATCGCCCCGCACGCAACCCGCGGCTATCGCAACCGCAACCCGGGAAACATCGAGCACGTCCCGGCCAACAAATGGCAGGGGCTGGCCGATCCGCCGTCGGATGGGCGGTTCTGCCGCTTCACCAGCCATGAGTTCGGCATCCGCGCGCTGGCCGCACTGCTGCTCGCCTACCAGGACCGGCACAAGCTGGGGACGCCACGCGCGATCATCGAGCGCTGGGCGCCGAAGGTGGAGAACGACACGGCCGCGTACATCGCGGTGGTGGCGCGGCGGATCGGCGTCGGGGCGGACGATGCGGTGGACCTGCACCGGCACGATCACCTGCGCCCGCTGGTGGAGGCGATCATCCACCACGAATGCGCCGGGCTCGCCTATCCGGCCGCGGTAATCGACCGAGCCCTGACCCTGGCCGGAGTGCCGCCGGCCGCGCCGGCAACGCTCCGCGAGGTGGCGGCTGTCACCGGCACCGGCCGCGGCGCGGTGCTGGTGGGCGCTGCGGGCATCGCCACCGCCGTGGCGCAGGCTGCACCGGCGATCCAGGCACTTGGCACGCTCGCACCGGCCGTCGCCATCGCGGTCATCGTCGCCGCGGTGGTGGGCGTGCTCGCCTGGCGACTGCGGCGGCCAGCTTGAGCGCCTTCGCCGCCGCGATGGACGCGCTGGCCGCCGATCCGAACATCGGGACGGATGCCAGCTATCGCGCGGGCGGCACCGGGGTGCCGCTTTCCCTCCGCGTGGTGCGCTCGGCGCCGGACCGGCTCGGCGATGCCTTCGGCACCAGCGTCATCCAGGCCAGCGACGTGCTGACGGTGGCGATCGCCCTGCTGCCCGCTGTCGTCGCGGACGACACCTTCACCCTCGGCGCCGACACCCTGACCGTCCAGCACGCAGAGCGGGACGCGGCCGGCATCGCCTGGCGCGTGTTCTGCCGCCGATAGGAGCACCGCCATGATCGACCCGGAGCGCATCGGCGGCATCATCGGCGAGGCGCTGCTGGCCGGCGCGCTGGGTGCGCTCGGGGCCGTCGCTCGACTGACCTCGACCGGGCGGCCGATGCTGAGCGGGGCCTTCCTGCTGCACACCCTGGCTGGCGGCAGCCTCGGCACCGGGGCCTGGCTGGTGGCGCGGGCGCTTGAGCTGGATGGCTGGTGGCTGTTCGCCGTCGCCTGGATGGCCGGCACGCTGGGTTATGCGGCGCTGCATGACCTGCTGCTGCGCGTGCTGAATCGTCGACTGGGCGGGCCGTAAGCCATGCGGCTCGGCGCCAGCATCGTGGGTGACCTGCGTCAGGTTCTGGCGCAGGAGGTCCGCGCTGGCGAGCGCGCGGCCATGACGGCGATCCGTGCCGAGACCGATCAGGTGAAGGCCGAGCTGCGCCGGCAGGTGACCACCGCCTTCTCCGGCAATGCGCGCGGCATCGCCAATGCCTGGCGGTCGATGATCTTCCCGCGCAGCGGCCAGTCGCTGCGGCCCGCGGGGCTGGTGTTCACGAAGGTGCCGAAAATCGTCGATGCCTTCGAGCGTGGCGCGCTGATCCGCGCCAAGGCTGGACAGAAGTTCCTCGCCATCCCCACCGGCTTCAACGCGGCGCGTGGACGGCGGGGGCGCGGCGAGAAAGGCATGCGCGTCACGCCGGCGCAGATGGTCGCCTCGGGCCAGGCCTTCCTGCGGCCCTTCAAATCGGGGCGCGGCTTCGTCTGGTGCCTGCCGCTGCGGCAGGGCGAGCAGACCGGGCGCCGGCGACGCACCCGGCTGGTGGCGGGCGGCTTGACGAAAGTCGGCACCGGCAATCGCAAGGGCCGCGAGGCCTGGGCGCGCGGGCTGCTGGAGCAGGGGATGGTGCCGATGTTCCTGCTGCTGCCGCAGGTGAAGCTCGCCAAGCGGCTCGACGTGCGCGGCGCCGCAGAGCGCGGGCTGCGACGGCTGCCGGGGCGCTTTGTCGCCGCATGGGAACGTGAGAGCGGGAGGGCCGCTTGAGCGCGCGCGAGACCGCCATCGCGGCGCTGCACAGCCGGCTCGTCACGTCGCTGGCGGCCAGGAACCCAGCGCCGGTCTTGCTGCGCGGCGAGACCATCCCGCAGCGCATCCCCGCTGGCGGGCTGGTCGTCGTCCGCGACGGCGAGGCGGTGGAGGAGACGCCCATCCTCTCGCCGCTGGCCTGGCAGATCGAGCACCGCGCCGAGGTCGAGATCACCGTCGCCGGCGCCACGCCCGCCGCACGCAACACCCTGCTCGATGCGCTGCTGGTGGATGTGGCCACGGCGATCACCGCCAACCGCACGCTCGGCGGCGCCGTCGAATGGGCGCAGCCCGGCAGCGCGTTCATCGAGGATGTTGAGTTTGAAGGTGCTGCCGCGGCGCGCGCCGCCGCCATTCCAGTCACCCTCTGGTTCACCGTCGCCGGCTCGCCGCTGGCCTGATCCCCCTCCAGGAGAACGCCCATGCCCCGTGCCATCGGCGCGAATTGCCGCCTGCTGACCTTTCCTGAATCCACCTATGGCACCGCACCGGGCAGCAACTGGCGGCGCATGCCGTTCCTCTCCTGCGACCTCGGTGCTGAGCAGCCGCTGCTGGACGCTGACGTCATCGGCGTCGGCAGCAACCGGGATCCGGCGGCACCCTTCCTCGACACGGTGACGGTGGCCGGCCAGGCGGTGGTGCCGGTCGATCTCATCAACATCGGCCACTGGCTGCGGCTGCTGCTGGGTGCGCCGACCACCACTGGCAGCACCAACTTCATCCACAGCTTCGGCTCGGGCGCGGCCGCGCTGCCCAGCAACGCAATGGAGATCGGCTATCCGGACGTGCCCTCCTTCGACGTCTGCACGGGCGTACGCGCCGACACGCTGGAGATGGATTTTTCCCCTACCGGCGCCGCCACCGCGACCTTCGGATTGCTGGGCCAGGGTTCGGTGCGCACCGGCACCACGTCAGGCGGCACGCCGACCAGTGCGGCCTACACCGCCTTCAACAAGGCGCAGGGATCGATCACCCGCAGCAGCGTGGCGCTGGCGCAGGTCACTGGCGCGCGCCTCACCTACGCGAACGGCATGGAGGCGGTACGCACCATCCGCGCCGATCGCCGCGTCGATGGCGTGGATCCCGGCATCGCCCGCTGCACCGGCCAGATCACCGTGCGCTTCGAGAACACGACGCTGCTCGCCCAGGCGCAGGCCGGCACCTCGGCGGAATTCGCGTTGGCCTTCACCATCGACGCCAACCGCAGCCTGACCATCACGCTGCACGAGGTCTATCTGGCGCTCGCCAAGACGCCGATCGAGGGGCCGGCCGGGGTGGAGGCCAGCTTCGATTTCCGGGCGGCGTTCAACGCGACCGCCACGCGGATGATGACCGCGGTGCTGCGGAACCAGCAGGCCGGGACGGAGTATGCGTGATCGCTACTCGCTACGCGACACCAGCGCCCGCGGCGTTGCTCGGATATACGCCACCGCCGCATCACGGACCGCCAGAAACAGCGAACGTGGCAACAGCCCGTGGCTGAACCCTCGGCCAGCCTCGACCGGTCGCAAATCCGGCCCGGGCCACACAAAGCGGTTGAGTTCCGTCACCACGATCCAGCACGGGGCCTCCTGCAGCCCAAGCCGCCGTCGGACGTCGCTCGGGACCAGGATCGCGTGCTCCGGACGTTCGGGCGCCTGCGACGTGATCGGGACCACGTAAACCAATGGGCGGCCCTCGCGGTCGCTTGCCGTCAACACCACCGCAGCCGGTCGATCCTTCACGCCAGACTCTCGCCCGCCATCGCGCTCGCGACGCCACAGATAGGCGTAGCGGATCACCTCACCGGGCTGCGGCGGCGCGGGGCTACCGGACCTCGTGGTCATACGCGACCGCTTCCGCCGGTGGCTCGGCGGCAGCGATCGCGGCAACCTCCTCGTCTGTCAGCTCTTCCATGGCCAGAGCCTCGCGGTCTCGCCACTTCAGGCGCTGGTATTCATCGATCGAAATCATCACCACCGGCGGCTTGCCTTCGCGGATGACTTCGACGGGCTGCAACAGGGCCTTGTCCTGGTAGAGGCCGAAATTCCGCTGAGCCTCGGCAGCGCCCACCTTGAGCATCGGCTCGGGCATCAGTCGCACTCCTCAAATCTCGTTCCAACATAGCCCACAGAGGACGGTTTTTCCATGCTCACCCTCGACCTCCCGGTCGAGCCGTACTGGCTCC